CTAAGGTTTTTTAGGCCATTCGATATCTGGCGCCGTTGAAATATCAACACGATTTAACAGAACTCGGTATTTTTTCCATTTTTGCAGTGCTGTAGCCTCTTCTTCTGTGGCTAAGTCAACATCAACAGCTTCTTGCAAATATGTGATTATATTATCTGCTTCATCTAAGCGTCGTGATTTCTCCTGTTTAATCTGTGTAATGAGTGCCGCTTTTTGGGCTTCTGTGTCAACAATCCAGTTCTTACCATCCCATTTATCAAACTCACTATTCGGTTTTAACAATGTGAGAGATTCAGGCAATGGCCCCATAAAATCAATGATGATAGGTTGCTTTGTTTGCGTATTGTAGGCGGTTAAACCTCGGCAATCGTCAACAATCTCCCATGCACTACCATCTTCTCTACGTCTAACGGCTTGATTTTCTTTTTGGGGTAATGGTGGTTCATCTAAATAAGCACCTGCAGATAATGAAACATCAAACATGACATTTTCCATGGTTGCGCCCATATATTCACGCGTAATTGGATGAGCTAAATAACACTTAACCCAACCTGCGATTTCTGCCAAACCATTATCACCGATTTTTCCTTTCTGGATATCTAAACTATATTTGCTCATTATGCTGCTCTCACTATATATAAAAAGGCGATATTACGTGGGCGAGTTTCATTTCCATTAGCGCCTTCTATTTGCTGGTGAACTCCATAACCACCGTCATTATTAGTACCTGTAATACCGATATAATTAATTGCTTTATGCCATTTGTTTGATTCCGATGAACTCAATCCACCAAAAATATTACTGGATAACAAGCTATTACCTTTTTGAACTGATAATACCGAACGCCCCGCATCAATACCGCGCCCACTGTCCAAACCACGAATAAACTCACCGCGCAAATCAGGTAGTTTTCCTGATGGATAAGCAACGGCTAGTTTTGGGTATGTTGATTTATTAAATGTTTGACCATTACAGATTAGATAACCAGAGGGTGCTGTAGCTAATGACCACGGAATAGGGGAACCAACAGGGATATTATTAACATCTTCGAGATCACCCAATAGTGCTAAGGTACCACTTTTATTTCTACAAGTAATATTTGTTGCCCCTGATTTTGGCGATATGTGGGTAATAGTAAGCTCATCACTTTTATGTTCTAAATAGGAACGTTCTCCATACTGCGAGCCTGTAATGAAAGTGGGTGCATATATATCACTTGCAATAAATTGTTTTGATGATGTTTTTAAATTTAGGCACTCTTTTAACTTAGCATCTACCTGTGATTGTGAATAAACACCTGACATTCTGTCAAAATGCACAGTGCCTCTTGTCATAAATCCACGTTTATCAAACCCCCAGACTGTTGCTTGAGTATCCCTGTCATACCCTCCTGTTGTTCCATTATCATTAACAAAAATAAGGATTTTATTGTTTGGTGATATGATTTTTGACTCCTCACCCGAAGAGTATACAAAGGGTAATTTCGGAGAATATTTATTATCAGATTCTGATTTTGTATAGCAATCCCCTTTTAGCGCGACGTTAACACTATTCACTCGAATAGCTGTAGCACTAATTTCATTAAATGAAGGACTGTCATCTCGTTTATAATAAATATTATCAACCCATGTTTTTAATGCATAATCACCTTTAGGTTGTTTATTCCCTAGCTCTTTAGTCACCAAATCTAAACTAGGTACTTTATTTACATCATTACCAAGTTGCTGTGAGAGACTTGCTTTATCTATTTTTTTAGTGAGTCCGTAATCAACATAAGCCGTCGATGCATAATGTCCATTACCGATAATTTGAGCGATGGCTTCAGCCAACTGATTACTCTTTTTAGCATCAGGTTTCAGCCCTGCCTTAGCTAATACATTTATTATTTCAGCTTGTATATCACGTGTTGCGGACTGGATGTTATTTAACCAAAGCGCACTCACAATGGTACCTAACTGACCTGTCGTTGGGTCGCCGTCATGGAATGCACTGTCATGGGTATTTATAGGGGGCATTAAGTCCTGCATATCAAGACTCCTGATAAGTAAAGTAACAAAAGGTATGAGCCGGCTTTAAGTCATTAAAAACAGCTTCAATGATGGTATCTGCCCAAAATGAAAGGCGTTCACCTGCAACAGAACCACCGGCGCGGAAACGATAAAATTGCGATTTAGCACCGAAAATATTGACCACCCAAACCCATAAAATACCAGGGTGTGTCAACCTATCACCGGCACGACTCACGCCTGCTTGAAAAGGATCTAATTCATCAATAGTGATGTGATAGCCCAATTTTTTAGCCAGTTGAATAAAGTAAGGAATAGACAACCCCCCCGTTTCAGCGAGTTTAACTAAAACACGCTCCAAACGTTGCTGATAGCTTAATGTTTCATCAGGCGTGACATCTAAAACACGCTCCCAATCGGAAAGTAAGTTTTGTGCAAAATAAGGGGTAACACCGTTATGGGCACGGATAGCACTTTCTTGAGCGAGTAGAAAACAGTGCGCTTCCCCCTCTAATTCAGCATCAAGTCGAGGGGCTTCTAGCGCATAACTCATCGGCGGTAATAACTGTTTTAATAGTGATTTCATTGCGGTTGCCTCACCACAATGCGGCCAGGGCGTAGCCATTCAAGATGGGATTCATCAACCAATGCGATAACATTACTGGCTGGTTTAACAATAAGGCGGTCGACAATACCTGGTATTAATGAAATAGCCGTTTCAACTTCACTACGAATTAAACGCTGGCCAGGTGCAATACGACTCATGGTCATTTGAATTTCGTTTTTAACTTGCGCAATGGCCGCTTCTAAACTAACACCTTCAAGGGTGATTTCTACCTCAAAATCGACATTTCTCAGTGTCGGGACGACCACATTAGAATTTTTCGCTGTGACGGGGCGAACATCATCAATATGGGCTTGTGTAGCTTCGATAATGTCACGAGAAGGCAGACCGTCAGCAGAGGTGATCGCAATATCGACGGTTCCCAACCCTCGACGTAGCGGATAAACAAAGGCATTAGTTACGCCGGGCACTTCTAGTGCCCAACGGCGGTAATCATATTTATTTCCTCCGGCAGGTGGGCGACGAATAATATCGAGCAAACGTGCTAATAGACTGGCGTCAGACTCAATATCGGTGCCACCTGAAAGTTGATTAATGGCCACTAAGCTATTGACGCCCATAGGCGCATTAACCAGTTCACCTGTCGTGGGGGTAGATAAATTACTGATTGTGCCTGATTGCGTGGCTTGAATAGTGACGGTCGCCTGGGCGTTTTCAGGTAAGGTCACTTCAGCTGTGGTAAAACAGGAAACATTATCGCCCCGAATTTGGCTTCCGGCAGGTAATACCGCACCTTTTGAGCCTGTGACCACGGCGATCCCTTTTGCGGTAGTCGCAGGTTTACGGGTTAAATTACGTGTTCGTGCATGGAGTTCTAAATAGTCGCTATCCGCCGTATCAGGAAAGATTTGGCGTACAATCCAGCTCTGATGCTGATAGATGCCCTCTGCAACACTAGCAACGGAAGAGGCACGCACAAAATAATCGCTGTCCGGGCCAATATCCGCATCGGGGAGCTGATTTTTGAGATCATGTAATAGGGTATCGCGGATTTGTTCAAATGTAGGCGTAATAAACATTATGCAATCCTGACAATATGTTTGAAGGTTTGCGGTTGATGACTGGCATCAATAATGTCAATCCACAGTACCGCCCGTTTTAAACCATCACGATGGAGGGTAACTTGGATCGAGCGTGCTCGACCATCATCGAGTAAAGGTTGTAAGGCTTGTTCAGCGTATTGACGCGCTAATACATAAACACGCGAAATATCTTTTTCGCGTGTTAATTCGTGTAATCGAGAACCCAATGAACGGTCAGCCCACCAACTGCCAAGTGGTGTCATGAGACGTAAATAAACGGCATTAGAGAGGCTGTTTGTTCGGGTTCCCGTATAATCGCCCGTTGAAGTATCGAGTGTTCTGTCCATGCTGCGCAGTATCGCAGCATAGACAAATGAAGAGTGTATGAAGAGGTTCAGCACATAATGTGAAGCGATTTAAGATTTTGCTATACCAGTATCTGTGCCATTGTGACCGTTAGGGTGTTTATGACCTACAAGGGAGATGTCTCCTGCTTTAACATCCCCATCAGTTTGATAGCTTCCTGAAGTTTGCGTGATATTACCTTCAAAGTTAGCACCTTTGCCACCTTTAATTGCCATACCGCCATAACCTGTGATTTGTTGCATTGCGGTCAATTGCTCTCGGGTGGTGACCATGGGCGTGTTAAAATCAGCTTTATCTTCTGCGTTGACTTCATATTGTTTGCAGTTAACACGATAAAGGTCACATTCAACATCAATGATACGCCCCCGTTTTAACACAATTTTAGCCCCTTCATCGGTATACAAAGCCACTTCGCCCGATTCCAGCCCCGCAAGACGATAAGCTCCATGCTCTGTGGCAATAACAATACTGTGGGAAGAACACCCACCAAGCGGTAAAATAATTGCTTCTGTGCCGGGGAGAGGGTGAGAGGTAAAGCCATAGTGTTGGAATATTTCCTGACCTTGTAATGACTCACCCGATAAACCTTCACCTTGCATGATTTGGACTTTGCCATGACTTTCTGTGGCATTTAATACTGCCCTAAATGCCATTCGAATGCCGTTTAACGCTTGGTTAATACGTTGATTAATTTGATTCCACATGCTATCTCCTTACTGACCTGTTTGAGCGGGCAGGTCGACAGGTTTAATTTGATCTTTACCTTTTCCTTTACTGCGATATTGTCGTTTTTGTGTTGGAAAAGCATCCGGTATCCACACCGCATCCTCTTTAAAACGCAATTGTGTCACTGCTCCACCGGGGCGTCCCCCAATAAAGGTACGTCCCATTAAAAAGAAAATATCATCAATACCGTGCAACTCACTTTGGATATGTACGCGTTGACCAGGAGTCCATAACTGCCCCTCTGAGGTTCGGTGACCATATACTTCCGCTACAATATCAAGACCCGATAAACGAGCATCCGCCATGGCTTTTTTGGCACGATATTGGAGCTGCTCTTGATTATCAACATCTCCCGAGGTCAGAATTTGCGGGCGATAATACGGTACTGTTGGGTCGACCACTTTTATTTTTAGACGATGCTGGCCTGATGCACTTGAAATAGCCGCAGTGTCGTTATCTGTCGCATCATATGTGGCTGTATATACTTTGGGCGTTTTATCACTGGGAGCTGCTAATTCGACGGGTTTTATGGGGAGTTTTTTATTGCTAGTCGTGGTCGCATGGCTTTGCGCGAGTATCATTAGCTCTGAAAAACACCCTTGAATATGACGGCTGTCTGACAATGATATCAGATTATTACCTTGTCCATCTCGGCGCATGATCAGATGTGCAACCGGTGGTTGAGTATAATCTGGCCCCCCAATGATTAATGTCCCATCAGGTTCGAACCACGGGTGTAAACCACGCCCGGCAGCAGCTTTCATTAATGAGTCCCATGCTCGCTCACCCGGTTCAATATGCACGCGATCATTACGAGTAACTCCCTTGGCTTGAATGCGGATTTTTTTAATCCCTAATGGACGTACAATGCTGGCAATTACTTCATCAAGACTTAACTGACGAGCGCTGAAAATAGGGGCAGCACAATCGACCAAAATCGCCGAATCATCACGCCCTGAGAGACTTAGTGTTATACCACGACGGGAAATATCACGCACAACGGCATCAACACGACCTGATAACACCACATCATCATTCATTTTCACTTTAACAGGCGCGCCTCTTACCGCATCCGCAGGAAAATAACCGTCAGGCAAGCCAAGGGATAATTGCCATGCATCAGCTGCTTTTAAAAAATCATTGTCAATGCGGTAGGTTTGCCAATCACTATGCGCCGTCCCACCAATCAGTAATGTGATTTTATCTTTTAACTCGGTATTATCGGGCATAAGCATTGATGACATCTCCGATTTGTAAGAAGTTTGGGTTGCGAACCTGTGGATTTAAACGGTGTAGCTCGGTGGCGCGACGATAATCGCCATACCAGATGTGTGCGAGTAAATGAAAGTTCGCCGGTGCAGTTAAGGTTTTACGGGTCAATGGCGGGCGTTTTTCTATAACACGTAGCCCCAAGGTTTGTACACCTAGTGCGACCTCTTTGAGGGATAACACCACACCTTGCCACAATAAACCGATAGGTTCAGCATCAGCGCTGACTGATTGTGTCCGAGGCTGATAATCCGTGCGTAACGTGATGATAGCCTGTAAGGCTAATCTCCTCACTTCATTGACCATCAATTCAATATCGGTGGGTGACATTTGGTTAGGTTGAACAGGATCTGCAAGCACTTGCGTGGTGATGGCCGCCATTTCAGCCATGCCCATGACTTGATACAGCACCACCAAATCCTGCACATCGGCAGGCTGTGCATTGCTTGGCATGGGAACGGTGGCGACACGCTTTTCTTGCACTAAAGCAACAGGTAAACTCACCAATTCATCAACCACTGTAACGCTATCACTCCACGCCGATAATAAAGTGGTCGCATTTACTCCTTGTGCCACGTTGATGGTCTGTGAGTCATTAGGAAGATAGCCATTTGGTGGCATATTTGAGCCCATAAACGGCGAGCTGTAGCCTTTATCGTCATTGGATGGTTTTGTCTTAATCACACCAGGAAATTTTAAATTGAGCAAATCGGCTACGGCACGAGTGCGAACATCTAAAACTGATTGCAAATCATTCATAAAGGCACGTGGATAACTGAGATAATTTACGCCATCACTGAATGAGCCATTAAAATCCCCGCGCATAATAATTAACGTATTCATCATGCCTGATAATGTCGCTTTACCTTTTGCGAGATACCGAACACCTTTATTGATGGGAGCAATCACTTGTTCAAACAGGTCACTCATACGCTCAGAGAGTTGATTGATTTTGTCAAAAATGTCATCACCGAGCTGTTCAGGATGTACCTGTGCGAGTTGTGTGCCGGTATTCACCTCGAGGAAAACCAACTCTAAGGCGCAACTATCAACGTTTTCAGCTTCATGACTAATGCTGTATTCAATGCATTGAACTTGCGCAATAGAGCCATGAATGGGATGAACTAACTCACCTTTGCCTGGCTTATCAAGCACCGCTATTAGGTTATCCATATCACGTTTATAATTGTCTCCCCAAAATACCGCACTAATACGAAAATGACGGGGTTTACGCCCTAAATCCATCACGTTCCCCCCTTCAATAAAGGGGTATTCATGCGTTGCGACCTCTCGCGAAATACTGTCTTTTGTCTTGTAGACATCAAATCGCACACCACGGAAACTGGCTTGTTGTAAATCGGTTTGCCAACTCATTAATAAAATCCTCCCGTAGAACGATTGGCATCCTGTCCATTGATTTTATTCACCGCTTCTGCAAGCACATGACCATCTAATTCCACGGTTGTTCTCAACTCAATGTGCTGGGGTGTTTGTATCGATGGCAGAGCATGATGTGTATTGGGCTTAACAGAAGGTTGATAAGCCACTTTCTGCGCATCACTGCTTGTGATGGGACGCCCATAATCAGGTACAGCAAATAATGGTGAGCTATTTCTGCCTGTCAAATAAGGGGGGAGTGCGGGAGAACGTTGAGAGGGTGATGAGTTATGTTCATCTTTAGTCGGATGCAACCATTTTAACACATCATCCAGTGCATCTTTAAACCCAGGCGTGCCGAAAAGGGCTTTTTCTTGCTCATTGAGTTCGCGACCGAAACGTTGTTGATAGTCATTCAGTTTTTCCTCTTTAGTTTGTAGTTGAATTAAGGGAAAATCTTGTGCGCCTTCATACGCCATTATACCCGTGCTGATAATCGGTAATATTTTACTCCCTAAGCCCTTAGGAAGTATTTTAGAAAAAGCGTTTTTTGCTCCGCTTAATGGGGAGGTCGTCGTCGCAGGCGGAACATTGGGGATTGTTCTCGGTGCTCGATTAAATAGACCACCACTGCCACCCAATAAAAATTTAAGGGCAGCAAAGGCAATCGCCGCTTGAGTCATGGCTTCAATGCCTGTTTTTGCCCCCATCACAGCGGTAGTGAGACCTGGAAACTCTTTACTAAAGTCTGTGAATTTATCAGCTAAATTACCCAAAGAATCTGACAGTGGTTTTACAGCGTCCATCTGAGCAAAATCACTTTGCTCTTTAGCTTGTTGTACTTTGAAGTCATTTTCATGTGCGATAACCGCATACGATATATAACCCTCACCTTCACCTTTGGGTAAAGTAAGCTGTTTTTTACTTTCATTTTCAACTTGCTTGATATAACCACGATACTCACGTGCAGCGAGAAGCCCCATAAGCGCCTGTTGGTCGGCAATTAATTGACCGATAGCGGAGGACTCAAGAATTCGACGTTGTGACTCAAGTAGCTTTTGATACTCAGGTGAATTTTTATCAGTTTTAGACAGTTGCGCTTCGATTTTTCTAAACTCGGGGTTTTGTTGTGCAATGACATCAGTCAGTCCAACTAAAGCGGAAATAGGATCAATCCCCGCAGCTCTAGCTTGTGTTAATGTGCCCGCCATATCAATGCCATATCCATCCACTTTAATGGCTTTGGCTTTTGTTGCGAGTTCCTGACTTGAAACCTTGTTGAGTAAATTGACAAAGTTATTACCTGCGGTATCGGCTGTTGGTGCGTTTTTCATCATCCCTTGGCTGTAAGCTAATAGCTTAACAATATCCTCAGACCCGCTATAGCCTAGACCTTTAGCTTTAGATAAAATTTCAGGCAACCACTTGGCCATATCAGAAAACTCAAATGAACCTTCTTGGCCAGAGCGGATAGCGGCATCCATCACTTTCATCATTTCATCAGCAGAAGTGATCCCATACTCTTTCAATGACTCGGTCACTTTTGCTAACTCTTCACCGCCAACACCTGTAGCCGTTGAATACTGTTGTAAAAGTGGCATTAGCTCTTTGATTTCTTCAAATTTAAAAACGCCTTTTGCAAGCAATCCACCGAGAAGATTAGCTGCCTCTTCTTTAGTTCCTCCGCCTTTGGCAATAGAATCTTGAATAATAATATCTAACTCTTTTTTACCTTCAATACGCCCTTGGATATCACGATCATTAAAGGCGACATTACTCATATCAGCCAATCTTCGACTATAACTCATTTGTTTTTTAACAGGGGGAGCAACAACCATTCCTCCTGCGACCAGAGCACCACCTGCTTTAGCAATGCTTCCTGCTATATCAGAGACTCGTGCTAATCTATTCATGCCTTGCATTTCAACTCTAAGCTGACTAACACGCTGGCGCATACGCTCATAGGCGCGTGATTGTTCATCAATAGAGAGTGTACCGCTACGAGCTAAACGGTTATAAGATGCAATAGTTTGCTGGATTTCACGCTGTATGGCACGCTCAGCGCGGATACCTAGTGTTTCACGGGCACGGTTTTGACGCTTGATTTCTTCACCCAATGCCCGATTTTGACGTATACCTTCTTCTGAGGTGGTGCGTTGGCGCTTACTGAGTTTCTCTTGAGCTTTTTCAGCGTTCTGGCTCTCTTTGGTGCTATCACGCATCGCTTTGGTAATTGCCTTAGAGGCGTCATCACGTGCCGAAATGACCATCGAGAGTTTAAATTCTTTAGCCATGATTAACCTCGTTTCGATTTTTGCTGACGTTGACGGCGAGACTTGACGCGTGTCATTGTCGATTTCGTCGATGTTGACTGACCGCCATGCAGGCGGTTTAACGCATTAAGATAGCCGTCCAAGGCAGGACGGCTCATTGATAGGCACTGCTCTTCGGTAAATCCATACTGACCGAGGGCTAAGACAACGTTTCGAAAGCTATCGCGTCTTTGTTCGCGTCGCGTCGCTTTTTTTTTGCCTCATCAATCGCGCGGTCAATTACGTCATAATCCAAACTGGTGAGGTTATCCAGCAAGAAATCAGTGGTGATATCCTCTTGGGGGATATCGCCCAACTGTGTGAGTGCACGTTTGGTGAGCGCCATGCGATAATATAAGTCAGCCCCTTTGGTTTCTGTTGAACCGCAGGCTTCCTCTGTTTCATCAAGTGCATCATAGACGTCACGCATCACAGGAATTTTAACGGCAAATATCAGGTGACGTTTTCCCCCGTGGTCAATCCCATCCAGTAACATCTGTGGTTTTATGTCTGCCATTATTCAATCACCTTACGTAATGCATTCAGTTTTAGGTCGCGTTTCGCTTCGTTATCGGTGGAATATTTTTCCCCGACCTCTGTCACAAAACAGTCAAGGTATGAAATACGCTTACCCCCTGAGCCACTAATCGGGTATTGGGTCAGCTTCGAGCCTTCAATCGCGCCCCAATCCATATCACCGTTTAAAGGGATCACAACAGAAATAGACAGTTCATAGGTGGCAATGCCGCGCATGAATCCCTTGGCGCGTCCTGTTTTGTTCATGGTTTTGACAAGCTTACGGCCTGTGACTTCTTGCACATCCATGTCGGTAACTTCCACTTCGCGACCGTCAATTTCTAAAACAATCGCACCTGCATATTCTTCTAACATCAGTGTTCTCCTTAGACGAACAGATCAATGCGACCCGCAAACACATGCAAGCCATTGACAACATCGGCAGGGATAGCGGCATTCAGGCGATTAGGGTCTTTACCGTCACGCTCAACCAACAATAGCCCTTTGTTTTCTTCCACGTTTTCGAGGATTTCTTCCTCTTCGAGTTTAATCAGTACATCCAACAGCTCAGAGCGGACTTTCACGCGCGTGCGCTCATTGAGCTTGTTGCGTGGAAAACGCTGCGAAATACGCTCACGGCACGCCTTACGGGTATAATCTAAGGTGCGAATGGTGGTTAAATCCAGTAACGCGGTATCTTCAACGCCTTCCACATTGCGGGTATACGTGGTAATGGCGCGCACAATCTGCACACGGTTACCTGCGCCCACTTCAAGCGGTGTTAAGCCATTGTGCAAGGCGTTTTCTTGCTCATTGCGTCCCGCGCGTTTGGTCACAGGGGCAATATCTAACCCTTTCAGTTCAAGGGTGTTGAGTGGACGCGCAGGGTCTTCTTCCGAAGCAATGACAGCACCATACGCCGCACTGATTTGACTCGGTAATTTTACTGAGCCTGGATACCATGCGATTGATGTCCGACCATCATTAATGTCACTGGCGAGAGTGGTTCCTGTACTGAGCGTGCCTGTCCAGCCAGCCGTACCAATTGCGCCGCGTTGCTCCATGGCACCACTGACTTTTTCTAAATGGGTGCGTAATTTTAACAGCGAGGCTTTATCACTAAATGGAATAGAAATAATGTTATGACCTGCCGCAAATACGGCATCAAGCGCAGGTTGAATATCGGCATTATTTTCACCGCCGACCATCGCGGTCACGGTTGCCGTCACCCCTTTGGCCGTCGATTGCACATCAATAACAATATCATTACCCCAATCACCGGATTGACGCGCGGTGAGCGTCACGGTGCCATTGGCTTCATCGGTCAGTGAAGCTACGACAGGTAAGTGTGTTTTCGCATTGACTATATCGATAAGTGCCTGATTAAGTGTCGATACGGTATCTGCTGTTTCAACAGGGACATCAAGGCGCTCACCACACACAAAGAGTGAGAGCGTGCCACCACGCGTGGCAGGCGCGCTGATGGTCAAGGTGGCGCTGGCTTTTTTACCTGCCGTGGCTTCTTCAATCCCTATAACCTGCAATTGTAAATAGCTATTTGCTTCAATCGCCGATTTCGCCATGATGTGTGCAAGTGAGCCAGAACCAAATGCGCTAGCTGCCGCATCATCATCACCAATATCAATGGGGATTAATGGCTCTGCTTGTGCGGCCGATAACATAGGGGCAATAATTAAGAGCGTTTGGGGATTACCAGGCAACGTACGCGTTGCCATACGCGTATTAAATTCAAAATATTTCCCAGGTTTGCGAATGCTACCCGGAATGGTATCAAAGGTTACGGTCATGATTTTTGTCCTTTGTTTGTGGCTTTCTTGCTCACCAAGACTAAATCACCGTTAGTCAGTAGGCGGCGGTAATAAGCGGTGTCAGGCACAGATACCGCCTCAACATCGGTAATATAGCGACGGTGCTGATATTCAAATGACACCCGTAAAGTGGGTGCGGCTTTCACTAACAGTGTGTTCATGGTCTGGGTTTCCTTGTCGGCACTAAGTCCGCAGGCGCTTCAGCACTGCCAGCACCCGGTGGGTCATAGTGCAATCCGACACGCAACAAATCAGGGTCGGGCTGTTGAAGCTTGCCGCGATAAAGATTAAAAAGGTTATCGGCTTCGTCAGGGTTGCTGGTAAATTCAGGCCAAGTGCCATTCGCCAGAACCTGCTCATGCCAACGGGTTTCAAACTCACACGCAAAAATTGACAGTGCACGCTCATTGACTTGCGTGTTGTAAAGCGTTCTGACGACACCAGGCATCAATGGGTCGATGGCCAGCCCCAAATCCTGCCCGGTTAACAAACGACGAACACCGTGTATATGTCGATACGTACCCACTTCATTCAGGTTGGCACCGCCCATACGGCTTGCAGCATCACTACGCGTGTTATAATCACCCACCATGACCACAAATTTACCTGTCACAATCACTTTCTGTCGGCTGGTACTGGTGTATTTGCTGTTTGTGATCCCGCCGAACGTTACCCAAGCCGCCGGAAATGCCCGGATGATATTGCCCATATCCACATCGAGTTCACCACTGTAGCTGGCAACTTCACGTAACATACGCCCCATACCCAGCGTTAGACGTTGAATGATGCTGCTTTCAATTTGAGTGATCAAAATGCACCTCCGCGCGTTGAGTCACGGCCAAACTGACGTTGACTGCTCCCAAATTTCATTTGTGAAGACGACTTGATCACTTGACCGTTATCGGAACGCCCCAGACTAATTTTGCCTTCAGCCACGCGCTCAAAAAAACGAATAGCATCGTCATAGCGTGTCTGGATTTCAGGCGTGGACATCTTATACGTTGTTGCCAGATGGTAACGAGCAATGTCACAGCATCGCCCCGTCAATATCCGAGCACCATCTGCAAAGGGGAGCGCATAACGCCCCACAAGATAACCGTCAATTTCACTGCTCGCACGCTCTAGCGCATAAACCATCACCTCAGCATTGATTTGTCCTGTCATGGCTTCATCAGTGAGGCTCACGCACTCACGCTCACCAAACGCTTTAACCATGTCATCTTGTGTGGCGTACATAGCAGGCTCCCTTATTTGCCTTTCGGTGCGGGTTTATCATCCGATTTTTTATTTTTGGATGGCTCTATGGGCGCATTAGGCGTATTTAAGAGAGCAAGCTCTGCGTGTAAGGCTTGATTTTCATCCGTCAGGCGCTTCACTTCCGCTTTCAATGCACTGATTTGTTTCTCTGCACCCGCATCAGGCTGTGTTTTTTCTGTACCCGCGTCACCCACAGAGACCACAAGCATCGGCTCAGATTGCAACACGTTTAACTGGTCTTTGGTGAAGTGGTCGTCTGGGTACTCCGTCGCGGTGTCGCTGTGCGCAATCCCACAGCGACGAAACCCATTCACTTTCGCAGTAATAATAATCGGCATTACGCATCACTCCCTGTTGAGCCATAGGCTAATTGCCAAAAACCATAGCCCCCTGCGGCACGTGCTTCGGCACCGAACAGGAATTTTTTGCGCTTAAAGACGCCGTCACTGTTCATGTCGGTTTGTTCAACCAGCACAGGCGCTTTGCGCTCTTGGTAGATAATCGGTAAAACAGCTTGGGTGGTATCCAGTAAGAACCACGCTGTATCTGAGGTGATACGCGCCGAGACCACGACTTCGGCTGTGCCTTTGTAGATATTGACCTTGCCATCTTCTAAACGGTCAGCGGTCATGAGGGCATTTGCAATATCTTCTAGCGCAGGGGGAACCAGTAATATATTGGGATTCACATCCAGCGGGCGACCTTCGTCGTCTTTCATGTTACGCAAAGCCGTTCGCGCAGCACCGTAAGACGCCATAGCGGCTGCCTGTGTTGCAATGGACAGTTTTTTCGTGCCTTTATTGGAAACCGAGTTTTTACCGACAGGGTGGTCAGTATCAAAGAAGTATTGGCCGTCATAACACGGACGTTCAAAACCGAGGTTAAGGACTTCATAGACAATTTCGTCAGCCAACATGCCCGCAGAGCGACCTGCACCTTTGGCTTGAACCGCATATTTACCGGTGCTGTCATCTTCAATGTCGTTACGGTCGACCTCAATCGTGGCTTCCCAGTCGTCATTTTCGATGGTGTATTTATGGGCGGAGAGTGATTTAATCACTTTTTCACCGACCCAACGTTTCATCGCAGGGAAGTTGGATAACCAACTGTAATCTTCAGATTTCCCCGTCGACGGCACTTTCATGGCAATTTTTTGCCAGGTTGAAGGCGCCTCTTTTAATGCATTGTTAAATGTCATATTAATGCTGACAAATAACGCGCTGATATTGGCTTTATTCACAATCATGGTATTTTCCTAATTAACCTATCGAGACCCAAACACCATCTTCGGTGACTTCCAACACACGACCCGCAGGGGTAGTCGTGGCCTCTCCAGCCTCACACACCGTCACAGAGTCTTTCACATCACACAATTTACCTACATGGGCTTGCGTGACAGGCTTAGCCGTATCGTTGCCTAAACAAAAGGCTTTTTGGCGACGCACCATCACACTGATATCGCCTTGTTCACCATCGCGGTTATCGGCAAAATCATCCGAAACACCCAGCACGGTTAAACCGGGTGCGCCTAGGACAGCAAACCCGTCGGCATTAGCACACACAATGTGCCCGCCATAGATACGCACGGCAGCAGCGCAACGTACCGCAAACAATTCACCGTCACGGTGAGGGGTATTTCTATCTTGGGTCATGAGTTACTCTCCCAACTGTTTTTTAAATTCTTCGGGGTCAAGCCCGAATTGGCTACAAATCGCCAACTGGTCTTCAGTCAGCTCTGTGGTCACAGAGGTACTTTGCTCTGCGCCTGCGGGGGCTTTACCCTTGGATTGCAGTTGTGTTAATGCCGCAATCGGGGTAGCTTTTTCGAGGTAACCTTTAAGTGCGTCAGGGTCTTTACGCCCTAGCTCTTCCGCCCAACCTTTCATGGCCGTATTGAGACGCCCATCACTAAGTGCCGCCTGGATCAGGCCATTCACTTCCTGTTGCTGACCTGCGTTCAACGCTTCGTTGTACTTCGCTTGCAGTTCAAGATAGCCTGCAAGTGGCACATGTTTGGTTGGGTCGTAGGCTTTACTGGACAGGTCAGCAATCAAGGTTTCTTTGCCTTTGAGTAAATCCACTAAGCTTTGATTGGCGGCGACGGTCGTGCCTTGACCGTTTGAAATCAGGTCAATTGCTTTTTGCAGTTCTGTTTTGATATCTTCTGCCGTGGCGGTGGCAGGCAAATTCAGCATCCAACGCAGATTACTGAGTAGCTCTTTGATGAGTTCGTCATCCACAGTGAGATCCTCTTCGGTGGGTTGAGAAAGTGCAGCAAACTGAGAAGCAGCGGCAAGCATCACTTCATCCATACCATCTACTGCGGGGGTGTTGGTCAGTGCGGCATGAAGCAAGACTGTCACATGACCGTTTTTGTCATAGTTAAAAACAGGGGAAATAAAGCGGTACTCTTTGGCGGTAATGGCCGCTGCTGCCGCTTCCGTCCACTCCACGTTGATAGCATAAAGACCATCGCCTTCGCGCCATTCCAACGCCGTAAACCAACCCGCTGCGGGCGCAGGTTTACCATTTTGAGACGCGCGGAGGGTTTGGTGTTCATAGTCAATCACGTAAGGTGTTTGACGGGCTGCGACTTGTGCAATCAACGTTTCAGCGATTTCACGCGTCATTAACCAAGCGTCACATTCAACGGGGCGACCATCGACAGCACGAAACTCGCCAGCAGGGAAGAGCTGGATTTCGTTAAGGTTTTGGCTGAGAATTTCAGCGACACAAACAGCAATGTATTTTTTCATGCGGGCAGCATAACAACTGCCAATAAGGGGGAGTGTGTGAAGAGGTTCAGCACTCGGTGATAAAGCGGGAAAATTAAAATGACTGAGGGCTTACAATGCAATCTCTACGATAACGCATTTAAACCCCGTTTAAAAACGTTTTAAACATCCAACCATGAACAATGACACTCTAATTCATTAAAACGGCTCACAACGTCTTACAGACATTATTTTAACTTATTCAATCAGTCGGCTTAAATAATCTTCCACCGTTAACGTCATACGGTATTGATCCCACTCGTCCAATTGCAAGAAAGGTCGCGCAGGGATTTTGATTTTATAGGCGGGTAACGTGTGGTATTGACTGAAGTTACTGCGCGACTTGCGAACAAAACGATTACCCACGGTGCCGTCTTTACGCTGCCGATAGTAGGCTTGCTGACTGCGAGCTGGAATATTAATCTCGCCACCTTCCTGATGGATACGCGCATACTTGACATTGGTGCCCACGACGGCACTGTCATTATCACTGTATTGACCGATGCTGCTGGCTAATCGCCCACTGTCTTGCAATATTCTCCCGCCTGCTCGACGGCGCGCATAAGCCGGACTCCAACCCAACCACGCGGGGCGACCTTCTTGTGCGAAGTTTTCCTCTACCGCATCCGCCATCATCCCCGCTAATTTTCGCATCAATGGCGCGCGACTTTCGATACCCTCGACCAGCTTTTGCAGTGCGGCTTCGTATTCGCGTGTATCAATTTTGACGGTGATCATATTAACCTCAAAAGTCGGTTTGCGTGGTGACACGCTGCAATTGATTATCTTTAACTTCAACTACCCACCAACGCTTTTCGTGTTGCATTGCATAGTATTGAACCCCATCCTCACCCAAACGCATTTTTTGAGGTGATTCAATAATTTGCTGTACAAATAAGTAATCGGCTTGCGTGATATCCTGTTGGGCGAGTGCCTTAATGGTGGGCGCATCAACATAAAATGCATCTGTATTGGGTGCGGAAGATTGAGGACGCGCGGCAATGGGATAACGTTGTGCAGGGTTAGGTTGTGTGGCATTGACCGCCTCTTGATACCCTAAACGAAAGTCCGCGCCTGTGAGTGAGCCTGTGATGTATTGACTCGCGGCCGTTGGCGGGTATTTATCTAATTCAGGTTGATAGCTAACCTGTCCAGGATTAAAACCAAAACCTGGGTCTGGCGTATACACTTGACCGTCTTTCGGATTTTTAAAGCCGGTGACGGTTCGGGTTTCACCTGGCACGCCATACTCTTGTTCAACATCTACTAAGCGCCCCTCAGAGGATTGCACCATCAACCCCAAACGCTCAACATCCTCGGCACTGCGTGTGCGCACACGGCAGCGACAACGGTAACCATCAGGCGGGTAAATGGTTTGCCAAATCGGATCGTCATAGCGAGCAATAAACCCATTAAGTGCCGCATGAGAAGGACGAATACGATTATCCATAATCCCCACGCGCTCCCAATAAGGACGCTCCTCGACGGTTGCCATTTGCTGCTTGTAACGTCCCGCCATGTACGAGGATTGCAGATTGGTTTGAAAAATGGTGTCTAATCGACGTGGCGTTAAGCGCTTGCCGTGCAGCTCCCCCGTATCCATATCCGCAACCAAGCCTTTCCCGAGCCAGCCTTTTTGCTCAAGAATGGGGATGAGGCGTCGTTCAAAGTCGGCATAGGTCTCCCCCTTTTCAAGGGCTTCGTTTAAAGCTTGGCGAATATCGTGCAACACATCAAGCTTGAGCACGCCTGCGACGGTAAATGCTTTGGCGTGGGCTTGCGCTTCAACATCATACCAATGGAAACCAACGGCATAGCCTTTACTTTCGAAGTAAGCAATCGCCTCCGCAGGGGGGAGGCTCATGGCGTAGCGTAAATCCACCGCTTGTTTAGCTGTCGGCATGGAGACGCCCCCACACATCCGCCACAAAGATAGCCTGGCTCAATAACGTTTGAAGCGTGCTGTCATCCAAGAGTGGGTAACCTTGCGCAATAATATTCATGGCGTCATCCACACTTTTACCTTGCTTGAGTGCGGCCACCATCGGCGTTAAGAGTTGGCTCATGGCTGCCCCAATGGTGTCAGACTGCGGCGGTGCATTATCGAGGGTGATTTGTGCTGGATCTATTCCGTCTGCTTCTACCATTTGACTCAGCACGCCCAAACCGTGACGTGAACGACCATAGCTTAATGGTGTGGGTAACAACGGCAGGGATTGACGCGCTTGCAATACAGGTTCATCCTTTTGGGCTTGCGGAATAGCGGCTTTCTTATGCACCCAAGAAACAGGGATACTCTCCACACCTGCGGCTACCAACTTACCCACCGCATCAGCAAACTGCGGTAAATCAACCGCTTCACGGGTATCAAACACAAAACGCGGTAAACGACGCGGATTCACGTCTTGATAGCCATTGAGTGCCAATAACATTTGAATAAGCTGGCGAAACATGCCTTCAAGCTGGCGAGCATCGGCGGTTTTTAAATCGTGACGCACTTCGTTATGCACATTACCGAGGGCATTGGTAGAGCTTTTTCCGTCCGCCTGTGAGGTTAATGTCCCCCCTAAAATCACTTTGGATTGTGTCCGTTCAGCCCAGGCAATCATTTCCATGAACGGGTCAGAGCCACCCCCTGCGGCACTTTCAAAGTGGATGTCTGTCCCTTGTTGAACCGTTGCAACCGCATCATGCCCCAAGTTAACCAGTGCATCTAACAGTTTATCTTTGTCCTCATCGGACGTGCCCGCAGGGTATTTGGCAATTCGTGCAGGCAAGCCATAAATCTCTAAGAACTCAGCAAAATCACGCAACGAAAAGTTTTTAAACAGATACGGCCAGACGAGTACGCGGAATAACCCACTGGTGGCAATAAACCCACTACGAGCATTGTGACGATGAACCAGCCAACCAAACGGCCATAGCTCAGAGCCATCTATTTCATCGGTGTTGAGGCGAATTTCGTCGCGTTGCTCAGGTAAGGTGCGGAACCAATAATGGGGACGCAGGTGCAAGGCTTTAGGTAACCACGTGTTATCAAGACGATCCCATTCCAACTCTTGGCAACTAAACCCATGCCCCACCGCTTCCATCCCATTGAGGATAATGTCTTCAATTTCAGGCATCGCATCAAACCAGGCTTGCACGTTCGCGGTCATGTCTAGCTCGGCTTTGGTGGCATTTTTCGGTGGCTCAATCGACCAATCTAGCGTTAATAACGCATTCTTGCGCTTTTCCATTTCGGCAAAGATATGGCCGTCACGTTCGACCATATCCCCAAAGAGGCAGGCCTGCGCACTCAAGTCGCCCCGTTCAGCCGCTTGTAAGATACGCGGAAGCTTACGGATAGTGAGTCCGCGTGAGGGATGATCAGGATAAATGCGACTCATCCGTGCTAATTTTACGGTTTGTGACGTTTTAAAAACTTCACGTTGTAGCGGGTTACCGTGTATATCCACAATTTTTGACATAATAAATTCCTACCAAGCACCCGACCCAAAGCGTCGACCTTCAGGTCGGCGGGGGCGAGTTTGAATATCGGTGTTACCTGCACGAGAAACCGCCAAAGACCAAAGCATGTGTAAGGCATCAGGACCATCATCATGGTCAGCCTTGGGAAAGTGTCTCAGTTGGTCAATCAGCGTGTGTTGTGTTGCGTGTAAACGAATAAGCCCATTGACCATATGAGGTTGTAATGACTCAATGCGCAGGGCTTTATCACTGTTTGGAATGACAGGGATAGCAGGAACGGGTATTCCTAACATCGCAGAACGCTTCACTAATTCGGTACGTAAAAACTCCTGGAAGGCGATGGATTCAAACGCCCACGTTAAACAGCCGTATTCGCGCTGATAGTCAATCACATCAGAGATAATGCGGTCAGGTAAACGGCGTTTAATATCCGCTTCAACCACATCGAGAATACCTGTCATGCGGTTAAATCCACCAACTAAAATCGCTGATGGGTCACGGGTTTTATTCTGCTTACCGAGGCTTGGGTCACATGCCCCGTAAAAAATCCAATCAGAGAGATGGTTTGACCAACATGTAATACAGCCTGCAAAAATCGCATCTTCACCGCTCACGGGGTCATTTTGGTATTCGGAGTCAAACGTATCATGACCATCACGCGCACGAATTTTCATGAGGGTTAACAGTGGGCGTGCCGCCCAAGAGACAATGGCCCCCTCTAACATCGCAGGCTCATTCTCATGGTAGAAGCGCTCAGCTTCATCAATTTGTTTATTGTGGATCAAGGTTTCCCATTCATCCCACAATTTCATATTGGCGGGCATTTGGAGAATGGCTTTAAACCGTGCCGTCCGCCACATGGCATTGTTGAGGGTACGAGAGAGTACCGAGTCATAGTGCAAGATGGTTCCGATGTAAACAATGTCAGTTTTGCCGCCTGCTTCACCGAGTGGCATCACCGTCTTTTTTAACCAGTTATGCAGCTTCTCGCGCTGCTCAGGGTTACGAACCATCTCATCGTTTTCAATATCATCGAGCACCACTAAGTCAGGGCGATATGGGCCATGTCGTAACCCCCGCAATTTCTTACCGCTACCCGCAACCGTCACTTTGATATTATTGCGTGTGACGATAGTCCCCATCTGCCAAGTACGCCCTTGACCGCAAATATCAGGGTAATCATTTTTCAGTCGTGGGTTATATTCCAGTTCGGCCTTAATGGCTTCGAGCATAGGATACGCTTGGTCAATACTGTCCATAATGATGACAGGGTATTTTTTCAACTCACGGATAATGCACCACAGCGTAAAGAGTTGGCTGACGAGCGTCGATTTAGCCTCACCACGGGGTGCGGCGATGGCGTCACTTTCAGCATCTGAACTGGCAACAATGGCAGGTAAACGACTAAAAAGATAATCATGCAACTGACTACGGGAAGGGTGACGCACATAATGTGGGAAATAGGTTTCCACAAAGAAGCTGTAGCCGTTCTCGGCATCTGCTACTTGCGATCGCCTTGCCTCAGCAGCCTCGGGGTCAGCATCAAAGCCTAAGCACTCCGCCTCAATGGTTTGGCGCAGTTCGGTGATGTAGTCCTGTAATGAGGCTTTAAACGCTTTTAAGGAAACCTTTTTCGCCATTACGCTTATTCCCAACTCATCATCGTATCAAGAACTGCAATAGCACCGCCCATTAAACCTAAATAATTAGGGTAGCGCTCCTGTAACTGAGCGATGAACGCTTGTGTCTCTTTTTCTGCTTCCGCTAACAGGTGCTTTTCCTCTTCGGTTGCTTCCGTCGCAAAAAAACCACGTATTTGATATTGATAGTTTTTTAATTGTTCTTTAATTTCATCCATATGCACGCTCCAATTCTTCGGCAAAGGCTTCTAAAATTTCCACAAACACCACGTTGTGTTGTGGGTACTTGTCACTGATAAACTGCCCGAACCGTTGGATCACATCGATGGCCGTAGCCAATTTATCCGTTTCAGGCAGTATTTTTTTACTGGCGGACGTGGCTTTATTAAAAGCATCTGCAAGGCTTGCCAATAGCTCTACACGCTTCTCGGCAGGAATATCAGGGTTTGTATTGATTTTCTCTGTCACGGCTTGACATTGCACAACAAGGCTCATCAATACCGCACGACCTGCATCTTCGACACCGCCACCTGCCAACATGTGCGCGGCACGCATTTTGTCCCAATCGTCATTTTTGTCTTGGGCTTCCTTCTTCCAGCGCCGCGCGGTCGCAAAGGCCACGCCAATTTGACTCGCCGCCACCTCCAGGGAAAGCTGGCTAAAAATGTAGGCGCGCCGTAACTTATCGCGTGTCTCTTGCGGATACGCCATAATTACAAGCCCATTTTCGCGCGGATTAAAATCACCGCCGTACTGACCACACACGCGGTGACACCACCTGAGATAGCGCCTGCCACATAACCACGGCGAATAGCCCCGTTGGTTGCCTCTTCACGAATGAGGTCAATTTGCTCATCCATGTTTTCCATTTGACGTTCAATTCGATGTTCAATCCGATTTAACTGGCTGTTAATCGACAGTAAAACGTCTTTTTTACGTCCTTTTTGTGGGCGTTTTTTCATCTTAAACTCCTTGAGGATGGAGGCTTGATAGCCTCATGGGTATCGTGATAACGGCAAACAAGGCCGTCTAAATAAGTGGGTCGATTACTGAGGGCTTGCGCGCGGTCACAGGTACTGACAACACGTAACCAAAACCCTGTACTCAGGAAAATAACCAAGTACACCAGAAAAGCGGCAACGACTAACACGGGCATACAGCGCCGTAATAACGGTGTCATCTTCATGGTGTGACCTCTCTGCGGCACTCTTTAACGACGTCTTTTACATAGCCTTGTAAGTAGTCGAGTTTGTCCTGATCTCGTTTGATATCGGCTCGGATATCTTCAACAAGGAGTCCAGCTTCAACAGAGAATTGGATTTCGGCTCCATCGCCCACGGTGCGGGCGCTGGAATGATGGCTTGCGGTGAGCTGACAGGTTGCAAGGTCGGCGCGGGCGAACTGCAACCGACGACGGCCAGTAGACAAATCATCACGCAAGGCTTGAGATTGGGCTTTTTCACGGGCTAGCTCCTGTGTGTAATACGTATCTAATCGGGCTTTTTCGCGCTGGGCGTCTTCCATGCGTAACATAGCTTGACGTGTTGCGGCGGATGCCTCATCCGAGATAGCCTTTAACTGGCTGGCATGCGTCGCTTGGTTAGTCTGAATAATGGTGTTGTAGTGATAACGCGCCAGCATGACACCCGCAAATGCACCCGCTGCAAATAACAGCCACGCCCCCACAATAAGGGCAATTTTCAATGAGCGGGGTAATGTGTTTTCTGTGATTGAGTTCATGGCGTTGTCCAAGTGGTATTCACCTGCATTAACTCCCAACACAACAGTTCAGCTTCTTGGTTACGGCGGATAACTTGGCCGTAGCAACCACCAGGCTGACCTTGAGTTTTACGACAGTCTTTCCCACCATCAAATACCCAACGGGGGATCTCTTTACAGGCTCCCTCGATGTCACCCGCCTGTAACTTGCGGTAGAAGGTGGATGAAAAGCATTTACCCGCACCGATGTTATAAGGGCAAAATGAAGCAATACCTGCGATTTGAGGCGGTGTGAGTGACACAGGAACATGTTTTTTCACCCAGGCAATGGCTTTATCTCGCTCAATAGCATTTAAGCGTGCGCATTGCGCCTCAGTCAGCTTTTCACGGGGCTTGACAGCACGGCCATCAATACGGGTGATACCTTGGCATACTGTCCAAATTCCACCTGCATCTTGATAAGCAGTGGTGAAGTTACCTTCTTTTTCTTTGATAAACTGGTCAAATATCTGGCTTTCACTGGCTCCACCCACAATCAATGCCACAACGGCGGCAGTTAGATAACGCTGCTTCATGTCCATGTTATAATTCCTTGGGGAACTTGGTGGAGACTGAAATAACCTTGCTGGCGACTTCATCGGGCTTATCAGCGTTAGCCAGGTATTTTTCCATCAGACGGGTTTGCTTAGCTTTGTAATAGGCAGATATGACAAGGTTCGCAATACCTAATAAAATACTGACGGCCACACCGATGATTGCCGCCCACTCATACAGCGATAAGCCACTAAAAAACAATCCCAATCCAGCAAACCAATATGATGACTGCGTGCTAAATTGAGCTATTTTTTCATCCATGCATCTGTCCTTTTCAAGGAAAGAGATCGGGTTCATGGCAACCTCCTCACGCTCACATAACAGCCTCCAAAAAACCGAGGGAAATGGACGAAAAACCCAATCAAAAATAAGAGAGTTTGAGTATAAGGAGGTGGGGAAATAGAGAGTGTTTGAAGGGGTTCAGCAGTTAGCTACCAAACCCGAAAGGGGGTTTTTAGTGTGTCATAAATCACACTCGAATATCAATCAAATAAACGGTCTTGTGCGGCTTCTTCTGCATCAAGGTCACGCAATAGCTTCCACCCAATGCGATCACTAAAACCGTATTTAGGGCATAACAACGCCATTGCCTGACGGCGTGAACGGCCTTGCTCGCCTAACGTTAGCAACTCTTTGATAAAGCGTTGGTTGCGGATTTGGCGAAAAGCTTCTTCACACCGTGGGATATAAAATGCGGTTTTACCAATGTAATGCAAGAGCTGCTTGCATTCGTCTTCGTTTAACACTTCGCGCAATAGGCGATGCACGCCCCCCGTGCGCTCTGCGGCCTCACCACTGACACCTGCTAATGTCACACCACCAAAGCGGCTAATGAGTCGTGATGTGGCGTTATAACCAATAACATCAATAAGCTGTTTAGCTGAATCTGGTAAGAGCGTTTCGAGCCGTGCAAGTTCGGCTTCGTCAATCGTGGTTTGCATGTTACCCCCTAAAATGAAAACACCCTCCAAAAGGAAGGTGTTCAGTATTTCATTTTTTTAGGAGCTTGACGTGTTGAAGGGGTTCAGTGGTTAGAGGTCAACGGCGCGTAAATTAGATTTATCTTCAGGAACGTTATTTAACTGATGGTCACAATCTTTTTTAGCTGTTAGATATGAGTTAAATGTTGATACATCAATTTTACCCTCTGATATTGCTTGACCCCATAGTTCAGTAGAGTAAATGGATAGTGCGATACAATATTGGAATGGCGATGCTAATGGTTTTCCTAGTTTCTTAGCATCTTCACTAAGTGCCTTTCGCTCATCACGAGCTTTTCTCCATACTGTTTTATCGTCTGCATACTTAAAACTTTGATACCCCTCATAGGAGCTTTCTGCTAAAGCAACAGAACGCTTAAAAATATCCTCTGCTATAGGCTTTAGCTTAATGTATTGTGCATCAGTATCATTATTTGCACTCACCAAAGAGCTAGTCATAAGTAATGGTAACATAATACTTAGTAAATACTTTTTCATTTTCACCTCAAAATAAATTCGGTTGTTTTGCGGTTAGGATAGCAGATTGTTTATGTCGTGATAATAAGTCCCATGCATGGCGATCACTAAAACCAAACTTAGGGCACAGTTTTATAACGGCTTTAACACCTGATAAACCGCCCTTTAAAAGGGTGTTATATTCACTGATAAATCGTTGATTTCGCCATTCACGCATAGCGGCTGAGGCATTGGGAATATAAATCTCAGTACCACAAAAATGAGACTGAAGCGTGACTGAATTATGCTCACCAATAACATGTAATAGTTGCTTAAAGCGTTCTGTATCCGTTGTCTTCGTGAAAACAAACGTTGTCCCGCCAAAGGCTTCGATTAGTTTTAATGTGTCTGAATACCCAATTAACCCCGCAATATACCGTAATGTGTCAGGAAGTAAGTGCTCAACGGCTTTGAGATCCATTTTTCTCCCTCCGTTTGGCATCAATGATTAACGCCTTCATTAAGTCAGAAAGCTCATCTAAGGTTAACCATTCAAGGGCTTGGCGCCGAAACATCCGTTTCGCCATAGCTTCTGCATAAGTCCAAGGCCGCCCTGCATCGGTAAGTAATGCTTCAATCTTACTTAAAACCATTTTTTTAGTTTTAGACACATTCGGCTTACGACCGTGCTTTTTAGCCACTTTACGAGGATAACCTTGCTCATGAAAGTATTCGCGAACGGTTTCTAACTCCTGTAGCGTTAATTTTGTTGCCGACCGTTTACCAGTTAACCGCATCAATATATGATGATAGGTATCATCATCAATCTGCAAATACTGCTGTGCCGCTTTGATGATACCAATCAGTTTTTTTGTATTGGGCGACAATCTTAAGTGTGTCATAAAGCCCTCCTGACTATTTATTTTTTGAACTTCCAAAGGCGATATTTATCTGCAATGGGATAGAACACTTTTTCCAAAAAAACACCGGCTGCCGCATTTGAAAAAAGATGAAAGCCAAGCGCGAATAACCCCCCTAAAGAAAGCCCAAATCCCAAGGCGATCCCCATAGAAACATAGCTCCACATCAATATGAAAAACTCTCGCATGATTATCTACCTATCCTTTATAATTAGCCTTGAAGCGTTATCCATTCATTTTGTTTTACTGATATTCCTTCGATACGTTTAAATTGACGAACGAGTACAGAAGCTTTATTAAAATAAGGGGAGTAGTAGGTTATTTTTTCATTAAGATTTTTATATTCGCGTTGAACACGACGTTTTCCCCACATTTTCTCCAATTCCTTCACGATTTGAGGCGGATAAAGAGACTTATGGCGTTGATGCCAAAATAACTTAACTAAGGGTTCAATATATTCATCTTCTGAGCGGCACCATTCGGCTTTGATTTTGCCATTAAGATAAACCAGTAGCGCCGTTTTTCCTTCCTTTATACTACTACGTACCACATTGATTTTATGGTCTTTATATTGAAATTCTATGTGTACGAAATCAGATTTTAATTTTTCTTCAATAATACGCCATTGTGTTGGATTGATTGTCATCATTATTCTTTCCTCTCAGTCATAATTCTGATCCTCTGGACGTTGGCGATATTCCCTATCAACATGCCGTTGATAACCGATTGCACCGAGAAAACCGCAAATAACACCACCACAAAAAAAGAAAAAGCCACTCATTTAATTTTCTCCTTAGGATGCTATGCAGTTACATTCCCCAATCATTAAACGCATCAGATCACTTGGGGCAGAAGCTAAGGAAAGAGACGAAAGCATGACTGAATAAGACTGTTTTCTATATTCGACCATGGCGACATCGTCTTGTATCGCCATCACTTTGCCTGTCTTAGTCGAAAGCCTTATCGACATACGATTAGGCGTTTCATGTATTATCTGGACGGTAAACGTCACTTTGTCACCCACGTGAATAGGAAATAACGCTTTGGGTAAGACTTTTTTACATGTGGGACAATAAAACTTAGCCATGTTGAATACCTCATAACCTGAATTTAGGCGTAAGCCAGCCCTAGCGGGTTTACGCCATAAATTAAAAGATTATATTTTTTAGTGAGTTATATTATTTTGCTATTTAATGTATCGATATTGATATAATAAAATTCAAATGAAAGTATGACCCATCAGCTATTTTCATTAAATAGCTGAGCAATTCACTTGGACACGACGCCCTCCAGACGACTTAAGGCAGAAATCCGCGCGACATTCCGCCCATTTGCGATTGGCGTCTTTACGCGCAAATCTAACCGCATCAAGCCAGTTTTTATGCGCCTCTACGAATAAACCTTTCCGTTCTGCGATAGAGGCTGTGGTTGCATAATGGATAAATGACATATCACACCCCAGCTATATCAAGCGATATAGGTCTATATTGGTCACTATCACCCACCCGCTCATAGATACGAACATATTGACGACTACCGACGATTTGGATCGCTTCGCCAATCGCTTCCATCGCATTAACCCAACGTTCATCTTTAATGTCTAAGCGGCGAAGAGAAAGAACTGCGCCCGTATTAATATTACCTTCCTTATCAACGGCAAACGCTTGGTCAATAATGGAATGAATTTCGGGTTTTGCACCTTTCACCCAATCCTTTAAACATTCATCAATTAATGCCTTAGCCGCTTGTAAACGTTCATCAAAAGCAATGCGATCTTGTATTGCTCGCTGAATTTTGTAACGCCCATCAAATGAATATAACGTGACATTGCCTTTTTTCCCGCCTACATTAACACCGTATTGCTCGGCAGATAGTGCAATAAAGGCCTCAATATCACCGAAAGCGGCTATTTTGAACTGACGTAATAAGTGACTGAGTTGCAGGGCTTGAGTCACTAATTCGCCGACGAGTGCATCACGCTGCATATCAATCGGTTTTATCATCCCTACTGGGGTTAAAATACCTTTCGCGTCGCGCCAATAGTTCTCAATAACGTCATATTGTGTAAATTGTTTGGGATTAGTGTGCATGATGTTTTTCCTTATGAGCTGATTTCATTTTACAAAGTGCTAAAGCAACTTCTTGTACTAACTCAGCAGACATTGCCATTTCATCCATCGTTGTTTCTGGTTCTGCTTTGTGTCTGGTAATTTCAACATCGACATGGTCATATTTACCTTCTGAAATAATAATTGTAATTTTCGCTGCCATAATGACTTCCTTTTAGTGGATATTAATGCGACAGACTTCGACCCGACATTCAGTGATGCGCTTGATAAAAACTTGTTCACAAAATGGGCAGATACAAAGGCTATCCAAACCTCTCCCTTTGGAGATGTTAAAGTTTTAATGACTTCATGGCATTTAGGACACCTAAAGTTAGCCAGAGGGATATAATTAGCTTCGACACGTTTAATGTAATGAAGATATTTATCTTTTAAATTCATGCACAGCCCCTCTAATGAATAGATTCAGACCAGTAAACACGGCACCCCTCAGTATCAAAGAAACCTTGTTTACCCTTATAATTGTTAAAATATTGGTAAGCAGCCTTACCTTCCTGAATGAGCGCATCACAATAACTGTGGCGGGCTACGTGAATGCAAGGCTTACCTTGACGAGCAACTACACTCAGTACAGTTACACCTTGTTGTTCCAATTGCTGAACAACAGCACCCACACGAATTAAGTCAGACATAACAGATTGATTTTCAATATTGATATTTACATTCATGCTTTACCTCACTTGCTATCGTTATCGACTTTTTTAAACTTGATATTGTAGCCAATCATTTGATGGAAAACCCAAGGTGCAAATCGGCCAAGACCAATGCCACTCCATTCAGAAAGACACCACACCTTTCCCCATATCCATCTCCATAAATTAATTCGCATATAACCACCTAATTAATCAGCATTTCCGAGAACTCGTGAACCATTTGAACATCAATTGGCTGACCACTAATCTGGCTACCATTAGATATTCCACGTAAGAACTTAAACAGGCGACGAGCATTACCTTTACACGCTTTATAAAGGGCATTTAATACTTCGGGTTCGGACGCTTCGGGCAACATGGTTGTGATCATGTTAGTAATATCCTCTTCTGGGAGTGCTTCACCCATGCGTAACGCAAAGCCCACACGGCTATATAACTGTTTATATTCACCGCGCTTACCTTTTAGGTTGAGGATCAGGCGAGGCATACCCGCCAATACAATGCCAACCCCTGATTTATCATGGATACGACGCAAGGTTTCTAATGCGCGATACGGTAAGTTTTCCGCTTCATCGACTAAGATAATGCGCCCCGAATCACGCAGATTTTGTATAATGGATTCGCTCAATTCGTGCATGTTGCCACGCTTACTTAAACCCAATTTGTTGCACAACTCCTCCAAAACAACACGAGCGGTATAACCTGGGTCAGCTTCGATAAGCACTGCATTTAAATTTTCTTTGGCGTACTGACGAATAATCATGGTTTTACCCATACCTGCATCACCATAGATAACGTTAATATCACTATCCATGTGCGCCATACGGATAACATCACGCCCTTTACGTGCCATTAACGTATCAACATAGACAGGCTTAATACGACGTGATTTATCACGCTCTTGCTCACGAGATATGAACTGACGGACTTTTTCTTCAACCGCATTGACATCGCCGTTGTACTTATTTTGCAAAAACTGATTAATTACCGCCGTGCTGACACCTATGCCGCGAGCCGCTTGAGCTTGTGACCAGCCTTTGTTATTCATCATCATGGTAAGTTCATTAACGATAGACATTGTAAACCTCCGTTATTGGTTACCTGCTTTCGCAGATAAGTATTCATATTCAGATTGTAAAAACGTAATGGGTTTTCTTGGTGTCGTGATAGGTTCATCCGTAGGAATAAAGCCACCAAAATCAGGCGTAGGCTTAGTGTCAATTAGTGGGCGAGCCTCAGCCTCAATCTCACGTATCTTGTCTTCTACACGAGTCATACGGCGTTTACGACGGTCTTCAATGGCTTTATCCATTTGTGTAGTTGGTACAGCGGCCACTTTGTTACCGTTCCATATTGCAGTGCAGACATAGGTTCCATCCAGTTTGCGAATAATGACTTCTTTCGCATCATGAATGTCATAAGCCACACGAACTTCGTCACCATCAACGAGGATCAAGTCTTCGGCAAAATACTCGTTGTTATTAAACTCAATCCAACCGCGCTGTGCCTTTCTAATGACTTCAGGCATAAACATCTCGCGTAATTCAATTTCAGTGAGATATTCGATTTCATCGCCTTCAGCAGCTAACACTTCTTCGCGGTAAGCCGCAGGGGTTAAATGGCGACCGTTGCGTTTAGGTAATTCACTGTGCTCATGCTCATAGTTATAACGCTGTACCTCAACCTCAATAGCATCAAGTAGCTGCTGCCAACTCGGAAGCTTAGCTAATGCACCTTTTTGCACTGGATTAAGTTCTTTATTGCTCTCGATAGCTTTTACAGCAGACTCAATACGACGGCTGGTAATACGTACATGTTCTCTATCTGCACCTAATCCATTGTAAGTTTGAAACTGCTGAGCAACTCGACGGGGGATGACCGCATTGAGACGCTCAATAATCCCACGTGCTTGTGGATTACCCGGGATACCCGTCATATGCTTAATACCTAAGCGTGGAAAAATACCCGTGATATCAGCATCTAATGTTTTATTTTTCTCACCACCACCATTATCTGAATAGGTAAATAATGGCTTGCCGTGGTATTTCATACCGTGGCGATAAGCCGATGCAACGGCGATCACGTTCTCTGATAAGTCCAAACTCCACCCCACAAGAAAGCGTGTCCGACCATCTAAAACCAACGTTAATTCAGGTGTAAATGGGCGTCCGTGAATAGGATGAGCCACTTTCATATTCATGGACTTACCATCTGATATCCAACAACCATTTACTGGCATCTGTGACCAGTCACGCTTTTGATAAGTTTCTAATGCACGAGCTGCCGAGCCAGTTACACGCCCGCGAGCACGCTCACGTTTTGGTAATTTATCCATGACACGGCGAACTGCATAATATGAGGGCATAACATCCAACATAGTAGGCTGGTCTGCATAGTGCTCCTGCCACTCTTCGGTGAATGTGCGGTACGCTGCCATCAACGATGGGCCATTCACATTACGATGATGCGATAAGAACATTGGTAACCATGAGACCTGCTCAGGGCGTGTCTCTTTATGGTGACCGGGTGCCAGTAACGCCAATCGTTCATCACCATTATTGGTACTCTGATACAATGTGACCCATTCCTGTAAAGAGCGGATGCTCACACCTCGGCGGGTTGTCCCTTTACGCGCATTCGCATTATCCGCAGCTTGCTGTAACGTCATAGGTAAAACACCTTTGCGAGATTGTTCAGAGATACGAGTCACTGCTCCAATGCGTGTATCGCCTGCATAAATCAAAGAAAGCACTTCTAAGGCTAATGTCGCTCTCGCGTCAGCAATGCTTTTTTGATCTGCGGTTAACGATGAAACCTCACGCTCTAACAATGCAGGGCACTGGCGCATTAAAGCCAACTCATCAACGGGTTTAACACTGGTATTTGATACCGTTTTTTCGAGTGCGTTATCCGTTTTTTTCTGCTCAAGAACTGCATTAAAATGACGTTGTTTGATAACTTCCTGCGCCGCCTCTGGCAAGCAATCAATGTGGTATTCAAATGCGTTAGTGCCTTCACGCTTACGCTTTAAGCTAGTACCGTTAGCAACTTTATCTAAGTTTTGACGAATACCTTTCGCTGTCGAAGGTATTCCAGGTATGCCCATTAATTCCTTTACGACAACGTACATATCAAGACACCTTATTCATCTGACCGCGCTTACGTAACTCGTAACGGCTAGGCCAGATCTCCTCAGCCGGAACCCCGATAACATCTGAAATGACTTTTTCATAAGGAACACTTGGCGTTCTTAAAACGCCTTTTAATGAATCTGGCGCATAACCTGCCGCGATAGACAAATCACGAAAAGTAAACCCACGCTTTGAAATTTCAGCTTTGATATCCGCAGGGTGCCAATCAGATTGTTTCACTTCATTTTTTTTCATCATTGAATTACCCTATAAAGTTATCCGTACGAACATTCACACGAGTATCTGTATGGATAGATTATTGATCACCAAAAATACCAAATCAAGGTGTTTTTGGTGATTTATTGGTGTTATTTATAATTTCTTTATTTATCAATGCATTGAAAAGGAAAGAACCAATAATGAAAAAAGAACCAGAAGGTACTTTTCACGAAAAAGGAAAAGAACCAACTATTGAACGTATCGCTCAGTTAATCAAAGGTCATCCATCCAGAAGCGCCGCTGCTAGAGCCTGGGGGATAAATGTGAATACTCTTAATAGTTATTTTAAGAATGTTGAGAACCCACCAACTCCTCGTGATAGCGTGTTACAAAGAATAGCTAACAATGAAGGAGTGACAATAGAATGGTTATTAGGAAAGAGTGATAAATTAACAGGTGAAATACCAAAAACACCAGAAAATGACCAGCTGCATGAAATGTTATCATTTTTAACTAACGAAGAGAGAGCACGCTTAGCCGTAGTACTTGCCAGAAAAGGGGTTGAATCCACACTTGAATTGATTTTTGAGTTTGCCAATTTATCGCCAAGTGAATTTGATAGAGCCATCCGCTTAGCCAAGCAAATTAGAGAGGGGGCTTCTGATGGGAGTCAGGAAGACATCGTAATTAATCCGATAAAAAACCAGGTAGGGTGA